CCGGCGCGATGAGCGAAGGAATGCAGGCTCTAGCTAAGAAGTACGAAGAGAACAAGGATAGTCTCGGAGCCGTACCTTACGTTGCGGGATACATTGGCGACAGGTACGGTGAGCTTGACGAGCGGACTAGGTTTGGGCTAGAGAATGCATTTACTGTCGGCGAAGTTGTGCCGGTAGCCGCCGGAGTCAGCGCCCTAAAGAAAGCGGGAGTCAGCGCCCTAAAGGCGGCTGGGATAAACTCGGACAGGCCAGAGGCTCCGATTAGGCTAGACCCAAACAAGGTCGCCATCAATGAAGCTGCTGATCGTGCGGCTGGCGCTGACTCTAGCAACCTGCAGGAAATGTATGAGGCTATGGGAGCACGTCAACTGTCTACGAGAGAGAGTGGAGGTAATTGGTTGGAGGATGACAATATGATCAGCGGCTCAGAATTGTCTCCGACAACAGCACTGTTACCACTCAAGAAAACTCCCGTACTTACAAATAGAAATCTAGAACTTAAAGCGGAATTTGTTAAAAATGTTAATGATGGAAGGTTTCCCACAGATGAGCTTGGACGTCCGCTATCGACAATGGATCAGGTAAATCATCTCAGAAAAGTAGATCAAGAGTTGCAGGAGTCTTGGTTAAGATACGCAACTGAGTTTGGAAATGATGATGTCGTCACAGAAGAATTATTTCATGAGTGGGCAAGAACTAGCTATCCAAAAGCTTATGACAAGACGTTGGCCGCGCAATCAAACGGCACCGGAAATGCGTTAAACGCTTGGATTGACACGCAGTTGTCTAAGTATGTAAGAAACGATCTGGCTACGGCTGGAGATCCTATCCTGAAGATGGCTAACGATGGAGAGCAAATTCACGCCCGCGACCCGTTCGGAGAGGATTATGCTGGTCTGGGCGATCCTTATCTTTCTGAATGGGGAAGCTCCGCCCATATGCTTGATGCTATCTCTCTAGACGCTAAGACAGACTTAGCAAAGAAATGGGAAAGAGCGGCTGACAGCCAAGTAGTTGTTGAAGATGTTGCCAATATTGCGAAATATTTTCCTTCTCATTTTCAGATCACAGGCAACCAGTGGCTTGAAAGAGCCGATTCAAGTGAGCCGATTAACAGTATAAAATATTCCCCAGACTTTGCAGGAGACTTAAACTTCGATCACCTCATCGATGAGCTGAGCAATTCTATAGATCCTGATTCTGGCTTGCCCGAAAAGCTTATGATAAACAAAGACAAGTTATTTAAGATGAATGTGCCGCAAGCCTCTAAGCATGTCGCTAAGGTTAACGCTTGGAGACAAGAGCAAGTAGACAAAAGCTTGAGAGCGGCGACTTTAAACGTAAGCCCAAACTTAGTAGACAGTACGCTTGACCTTGACTTTGTTGAAGGAAAAGGCGGCAAATGGGTAGAGCTTCCTGATACTGCTAAAAGCGACATCAACATGGACGCCTGCACAGCAGTGGGCAAGGCTGCGGGATGGTGTACGATGGAGCAGGGATTTGCGGACAAGTATGGCTCGGGTAAACAAAGACTAGTCACCCTATTTGACTCAAGCGACAGACCTCACGTTCAAGTTAACTTCAAGGAACAACAAGCGGACTTTGTGGAACGAGGATTGGACTTCGATGACCCAGATCTTGACTATGAGACTATTGAAGAGATTAAGCCGGTTCAAAATAAATTTGACAGTAAAAAAGCTAAAACGCACATAAATCAAGATCCAAACTATATAAGCAAGATATCCGATTCTGCCGCTGACTTCTTGAACGACGCAAACAGGTCCGTAGATAATCTTGCCGATGTGCTTCAAGAAGATCTTGCTATGTTTGATATTAACGACTTAGCTCCTTTTGAGGACGGGGTAAGAGTCCCAAGAAGAACGCCTCGAATAGATAGCCTATTAGTCAAAGAGCTTAGAAACGGTAGCTTTGGAGATGCTCCGCCATTTGCTTCAACAGAAGTCCTTGTTGACGATATGAATTCAATGCTCAACTCCTACACCACTCAAGGCATTTTATACGGCTGGAAAGACGCTAACAGGTTTGTTAAGACAAAAGATCTTTCCGGCATAATAGAAAATCAATTTAAAAATAATCCCTCGACATACTCTGCTTGGGCAGATTACAAGAGCGGGTTGCTTGACGGCCCACCACTGCTTCCAACAAAATTTGGAATGAGCCGTGGAGGCTCCGTTAGAGCAGAGTATAGTCCCGAAAGAATTAACTTGATGGCGCAAGAAATACTGGCCGAGGGATACTATGAAGGTGGATTAGTTGGCGGCGCAATTGAGCTAGGCGCTAGGGCACTAGGGTTCGGTCCCGAAAGGCAAGTAGCTATTACTAGAGAGGCGGCAGACCTAACCAATCAAATGGCGGACTTAGGTCTGATAGAAGATCGATCTAGAGTTGAAGTGGTATCCTCCAAGGATGAAAAAAATCCTACTCGACTAAACACAAATATTGAGGGCGACGAAGAGGTGTTCAACGCGGTAAATCACGCGCTGTTTGCTTACGATGCTGGGCAAAGCAAGATTACTCAAGCCGCAGCTCAAGCCAAAGAAGTCTATCAAGGATTAAATGTAAAGCTAAGAGGTGGAGATCCTAAGTCAGAGTACCTAGATTACTTTAATAACAAATTTGGATTTAACCTTGCCGAGCAGGGATTGAGTCGAGACGAAGCAAAATTAAAGATTATGGAAAGCCTTGGCAATATTGATGACGTTGGCCTAGCTGGGAAAATTATTCGCAATGAAGAATTGGTCGGAGGTGAAGTCTTAGTAACAAATCCAGAGGATATAAATTACCCTTGGGCTGACGACTACGCAGAAGGAGGATTAGTAACTTACAATCCTGAACGAATTAATCGAATGGCTGAACTCATACTACAGGAAGCTTAACGTGGCTGATGAACTAGAAGTTGAAGTAGAACAAGAAATCACGATGGTAGAGATTCCAGAGGAAGAGCTGGACTTTGAAGACACCGAGGACGGCGGCGCTGTCGTCATGATGGAGAAGATCTCTGTCAGAGAAGCGTCCGATCACTTCGCCAACATTGTTGACGACGTTGACGCCTCGCTACTCAAGACCTCAATCAACGACTTGATGACTAAGATCGAGCGAGACAAGGAGGCCCGTCAGAAGAGAGATCTGCAATACGAAGAAGGGCTGAGACGTACTGGCCTCGGAGATGATGCGCCTGGTGGTGCTCAGTTCAGCGGAGCCAACAAGGTTGTTCATCCAATGCTTGTAGAGGCTTGCGTCGATTTCTCGGCTCGATTCATCAAGGAGATATTCCCGCCGACCGGCCCCGTAAAGTCTAAGATATTAGGCGAAGCGGACAAGGCTAAGGTTGGCAAGGCTCAGCGTAAGACTGAGTTCATGAACTGGCAGACAACCGAGCAGATGGTCGAGTTCAGGTCCGAGCTTGAGCAGCTCAGCACCCAGCTACCACTGGGCGGCGGTCAGTACATGAAGTTTATGTGGAACTCTAGATTCATGCGACCCACGTCTGAGTTTGTCCCAATTGACGACATCTACCTCCCATTCTCTGCGACCAACTTTTACACCGCCGAGCGAAAGACTCACGTACAGTACATCACCGAGATGGAGTACGAAAAGAGAGTCGAGGCCGGTATGTACGCCGACGTGGACCTTCCGTCTCCGACAGAGCCTACTTTCAGCGCGGCAGAGAGAGCTAACGAAAAAATCGAAGGAAAGCAGAATACCTCTTACAACGAGGACGGCCTGCGAACAATCTTTGAGATATACACCTTCATGGACTTTGAAGACGGAGAAGGCTTAGCGCCATACATTCTTAGCGTCGATAAGTCTAGCGAGCTGCCGCTGTGCCTTTACCGAAACTGGGAAGAGGATGACGAAAGGCAGGCAGAGCTTCACTGGCTTGTTGAGTTCCCGTTCGTACCGTGGCGCGGCGCTTACCCTATCGGTCTGACGCACATGATCGGCGGACTGAGCGGTGCCGCTACTGGAGCACTGAGAGCGTTGCTGGACTCCGCGTACATTCAGAACGTGCCAACTCTGCTCAAGCTAAAGGGCGGACCTAACGGTCAGACCCTTAACGTGCAGCCTACCGAGATTGTCGAGATGGAAGGCGGGGCGTTGATTGACGACGTTAGAAAGCTGGCTATGCCGCTACCGTTCGCAGGACCAAGCCCCACACTGTTTCAGTTGCTAGGATTTTTAGTTGACGCCGGAAAGGGCGTTGTCCAAACGTCTTTCGAGAAGTTCAACGATCAGAACCCTAATGCGCCAGTCGGCACAACGATGGCAATTATTGAGCAGGGAATGGTCGTGTTCAGCTCAATACACTCGCGCCTACACTCTTCGATGGCGAGAAGCTTTAACATCCTGCATCGCATCAACAGCATGTACTATACTGACGAAGAGCTGGATGCGCTCGACAACGGGCTAGAGATATCGGCAGAAGACTTTGACGGACCCGCAGACGTGGTCCCGATTAGCAACCCAGCCATCTTCAGTGAGGCGCAAAGATTCGCTCAGATACAGGCAATCATGGCCCGCGCTCAGGTTGTGCCGCAACTGTACGATCCAATCGCTATCGAAGAAATGTTTCTGAGAACGCTAAAGGTTCCGGCTTCGGAAGTTATGGCACCAAAGGTTGGCGAAGAGGACAGAGATCCGGTAAGTGAGAACGTGGCTGCGGCTATGGGTCAGGGAATATACGTCCTGACTGAGCAGGATCACATGGCTCACTTGCAGGTCCACTTACCCTTCTTAAAGTCTCCGTTGTTTGGGTCTAATCCGGCCATCGCAAGCACGTTCTTGTACCCTATGTCAATGCATTTAAAGGATCATATCCTTAATTATTACTTGGCGGAGGCTCACAGCGCGGTTGATACAGCTCAGAGTGAAGGATTGATACCGGAGGAGGCTGAAGATCAAGTTCAGGTGATACTGCAGGTTCAACAGTTCATTGAAGAGCAGCTTGGATCTACCGGAATTGCTGAAGAGCTGGGCATGATTAATCAGGCCGCAGAACAGTTCAAGCCTCAAGACCCTGCAGCTCAGACAGGTGACGCGATGCAGATTGCTCAGCTTAGTGCCGAGATAAAGCAAGGAGAACTCCAGCAGCGCACTGAGCGTGACGGCGCTAGGCTCCAGATTGATCAGGCTAAGATGCAGGCAGATATGCAGCTTGATCAAGCTAAGATTCAGATAGAGCAGGCCAAGATGGAAACCTCTATGCAGCGCGACGGAGCTAAGATCCAGATAGATCAAGCCAAGCTGGACGCATCTACGCAGATTGCTCAGCTTAAAATGCAGCAGTCCTCGGAAATTGAGATGGCTAGGCTCGCGTCTCAAGAAGCTAATCGTCAACAAGACTCTGAGACTGCTGGGCTTCGTGAGCTGTCCGCGACAGAGAGAAATAACATTAGCGAGATGTCCGAGACAGACCGCATGAATACTCGCGAGCAGAACGAGAACGCTCGTAAAGCGGAAGACTTAGCGGCAAGAGAGCGCATGAATACTGCGGATAACATGACGGCCAAGGAGCTTGCAGCTCTTGAGGTCATTAGCGGCGAGAAGACATCGCTCACAAACGGGAAGGGAATAGACCCTGGGGCTGACGTGTGATGAGTTCGTGTGATTGATAACTTCCACAAGGTAGGTGAGATGGATATCACATCATGGCTCACCAATGTGGATACACTAACCTCTAAGGTATGGGGTGAAGACTATTGGCGTCAAGAGACTTTCAGCGTACATCAAGACACGCAAACTGTACCATTAGTGTTCGATAAGTATTTTGAGAAACCAATCAAGACAGAACACTACAAAATGTTTGAAACCAACCTGATGCCATTAGAGTCCTTGCTGTCAACACACTATGGCAATGGCTTTACCGCACGATTGATACTGACTAAACTCAAACCGAAAGGTGT